GTAGTGCCAATAATTTAAAATGTTGGATTAGAGGAAACGGTCAACGAACAGTTTCAGGTACAGATATTATCGCTTTGTACGATGAAAGTGGGTCTGGTAATGATATTGATCAAGTAGCTTCGTCTCCTGATACAAAACCTCAAACAGGACGTTCTATTAATAATATTCCTGCTTGGGATTTTACTCCTGTTGATACTACAAATGGGGCTGGTTTATGGTCAGCTACTGATGCAGACATTCTGGAAGCAGATGACCACGACTTGCAGTTAACAATTGTATTTCAAAGAGATGACGTATCTAAGAACCAAACACTAATAGCCGAACATGCTTTTGCAAATAGTTTAAGTATTATGGGTCGAACAAGTGATTTTAGGATTCCTGTAGATACTTCAGGTAACTTAGATTTTGGATCTACTTCTACATCTGCTGCTTTTATTCATTTGCAATTTGATGATTCCGCAGAAACATTAACAGCATTTTTAAATGGAGACTCAGGCACATCTGATACAGGTGTTGCTGATTTACGAAAAAGCACTACTAATAGACAATTTGGTATAGGTATTGAAGGCAATGCTTCAGGTAGTGGTAGAACTCGTCCTTTTGATGGGCTTATATCAGAGCTGTTTGTTTATCACGGTGTTGCTGCTGGTGGTGGAGCCTCTGAACAACCAATAACTTTTGAAAGAGAAATTAGTGAAGGATACGTTGCTCATAAATACAACATTACAATTTCAACAGCTAGTCATACATACAAAAACGGTCCACCTACATCTTGTCATTGCGTAGCTAAACAGACTTTATCGACTACTTTGCTGTCTGCTTCGGTAAAAAACCCTGCGGATTTACAGCAAGGACTTAATGTATTTGATGAACGGAGATAACAATGGACAAAGAAAAACTATCGTCTTTACATGCGGTACTTACCGAATTGCTTTTAGAAAAGATACAAAGTGGTGAGGCTTCTTCAGGTGATCTGAGTGTAGCCCGTCAGTTCCTAAGAGACAATGGTATTGATGCCAATGTAAACCAAAGTGAACCCTTATTGAACCTTGCGAAGGTTCTTCCGTTTGAAGCTAAAGAACAGATAGAGGAAGCAGGATGACACAAGATGCAGAGTATGGAAGAAGTGACGACACTCATCAAGGATGTAGGTTTTCCCATTGCTGCTGCGATAGGTGCAGGTGTTGTCGTATGGTGTATGATCTCCTGGCTAAAATCGAGTCTTGTCTCGAAGCTAGACCAAAACAATGCCATGATTGTAAAACTGATTGATCGTTGTCGTGCTTTAGATAATTCAATTGTTCGACTAGAATTACTTATGAGATTAATGAACGACCTCCCACCTGATTGGGAGCGTACTGGTAAACTAGATCCTGAAGACAGACGAAAGGATTAACGTGACTTTAAAGTTTGAAAAAGAAGATGTGTATCCAGAAAGAGATACTTCATTACCCTCTTGGCAGACGGTAGCTGAACAATTAGCTAAACGAGAAGGTACTGACAAAGTTATATCAGCAGGAAACGCTCACGAATATTACCAACGAGCCGTTAGAAAACTACGGGCAAAATTGTCAAAAGACCCTTTAGTCCAAGAGTATTTAATGTCTACTAAAGTGTGGAAGGGAAAACAAGATGGCAAAGCTAAGTAAACGTCAAGAATCTACTATGAAAAAGCATAAAAAGCACCATAGCGTGAAGCATATGGCTCTTATGCGTAAACTTATGATTAAGGGTAAATCTTTTACACAAGCTCATAAAGAAGCTATGAAAGAGGTAGGTAAATGAAACGTAAGTTTAAAAAAGTAGCCAAGACTAAAGGTGGAGTTCCTAAAAAGTATGTACAAGGAGCTAAGAACCCTAAGGCTAGAGAAGCAGAAATAAAAAGAACGGCAAGGCTGTACCGTGAGGGCAAACTTACCAAAGCTATGATGGATCGTATAAGTATTCAAAGGAGTAAAGGATAATGTCTAAATACAAATCTATACCAGGAGCTAGTAGATTTTCTAAAGAAAAACTAGACAAAGTATACAAGCGAGGTCTTGGAGCGTATTACTCTTCAGGTTCAAGACCAAAGGTCTCTGCTCATCAATGGGCTATGGGTCGTGTCAAAAGTTTTGTAACTGGTAAAGGTGGAGCTAGAAAAGCTGACAAGGATTTGTTAATTAAGAAGAAGAAATAAAATGCCACACGCTAATAGAAAAAAATTAATGATCAAAAGGTATGGGCTAAAAGGTGTCAACAAAGCCAAGCGTACTCCAAAGCACCCTAAGAAATCCCATATTGTTCTAGCCCAAGAAGGACATAAACTTAAGATCATTCGGTTTGGACAACAGGGTAAAACTGGCGATCGAACCATGACAAAAAGAGCCAAGTCGTTCAAAGCTCGTCACGGTAAAAACATAGCTAAAGGAAAAATGTCTGCTGCTTACTGGGCTAATAAGGTAAAGTGGTAGTATGGATGAAAGACTAAATGATTTTAGAAACTTTTTATATCTTACTTGGGAACAGCTCGGACTGCCTGATCCTACTCCTATCCAGTATGACATTGCTGAATACATTCAGGATGGTCCAAAGAGGCGTTGCATACAGGCGTTTCGGGGTGTGGGTAAATCTTGGATTACTTCTGCTTATGTGTGCCATCAACTACTCTTAGATCCCGCTAAGAATATCTTGGTCATCTCAGCGTCTAAACAACGAGCCGATGACTTCAGTACGTTTACCCTGCGGTTGATCGATGAGATGCCCATATTGGCTCACCTAAAACCAGGAGAAAACCAAAGGAACTCTAAGTTGGCATTTGATGTTGGACCTGCTCCAGCCAGTCACGCTCCTTCGGTTACTTCCAAAGGTATTACCTCACAGATCACAGGAAGTCGTGCTGACATTATTGTCGCCGATGACGTTGAGTCTCTGAACAACTCAGCTACCCAAATGATGCGAGACAAACTGTCACAGCAAATCCAAGAGTTTGACGCTGTGATTAAACCCGAAGGTAATATTATTTATCTTGGTACTCCTCAAACAGAACAATCTATCTACAACAACCTACCCACCAGAGGGTATGACGTAAGGATATGGACTGCTCGAATACCTACTGAAAAACAGAAGGTAGGCTATGGGTCTAAATTAGCCCCTACGATTGCGTCTAACGAGTCCGAGGCAGGAACACCCACAGATCCATTAAGATTCAATAACTTCGATCTCATGGAACGTGAGGCTTCCTATGGACGATCTGGGTTTGCCTTGCAGTTCATGCTAGACACAGCCCTTAGTGATGCTCATAGATACCCATTGAAACTGTCGGATCTTATTGTAATGAGGTTGGACAAAGAGAATGCACCTGAAAAGGTAGTGTGGGCGGGTACTCCAGAGTATGCCTACAAGGATCTACCTTGCGTTGGCATGGCGGGAGATCGTTTCTTTATGCCTATGGGTACTCATGGAGAACTTGCCCCATATCAAGGCTCAGTCCTTGCCATAGACCCTGCGGGTAGAGGAGCTGATGAGACTGCTTAGGCGGTGGTCAAGATGTTGAACTCTCAGTTGTTCGTAGCCGAATGCGGAGGTATTCAAGGAGGGTACTCCGAGGATGTCCTCAAGTCGTTGTCTATGATTGCGAAAGACCACAAGGTTAATGAGGTCATCATTGAGTCTAACTTCGGTGACGGTATGTTCAACCAATTGTTGACTCCTGTGATGAATAAGATACATAGAGTCACTATTTCTGAGGTAAGACACTCAAAACAGAAAGAAAAACGTATTGTAGATACCCTAGAGCCTGTAATGAATAGTCATAAGCTGATTGTAGACGAAGCAGTCATTAAGAATGACTATGAGTCCACCAAGCATTACACACCAGAAAAAGCCCTGAGATACCAATTGTTTTATCAAATGACACGAATAACCAAAGAGCGAGGAGCTTTAGCTCATGACGATAGGTTAGACGTATTGGCTATAGCGGTGAACTATTGGGTAGAACAAATGGCTAGGAATGTAGACGATGCGATTAAAGACGCTCATAACGATAGATTGACCAAAGGACTACAAAAATTTATGGATTCTGCTTTAGGAAGAAAATCAAAGGGTAACTCATGGATAAACACAAAATTCTAAAAGATGCGGTCTTTTCGTTTATTGACGCTTGGGAAGAATTTTTGTTAGACAAAATGTCTACTGAAGAGGTCACAGAGTACATCGTAGACATGCTTGAGAAGACGAAAGATTAATTAGGTACAACTATAGGTAGGACTATAGGTCAAACCCTAGTGTTTATTATTTATAAATATAACAACTATAGGTACTTATACCTAAAGATAACTAAAGGAGAACCTTATGTATCACTCTAAGTTAAAGATTAAGAAGAAACCTAAGAAAAAGAAAAAGAAATGAATTGGGAGTTTATTCCAGGGGAGAAACCAATTATGTTGAAAATAGGTCCACTTAATGTTCCTGTACTCAGTAAAGAACTAGAAGAATCTACTTTCGGTGAATACCACCATTTCCCTGAGCCTGTGATTAAAATAAACTATAAGCTCAATAACCAAGCCAGAGCCATGACTCTACTCCATGAAGTCCTAGAGTGCATTGATGCGAACTATGGGTTGGAACTAGAAGAATCAACTATCTGTACACTTGAGCAAGCACTCACTATGGTCGTTCGAGATAACCCTGAGAAGTTTGAAGAATGGACCTCTAGGATCTTAAAATGACTAAAAGAAACTACCGCAAAGAATACGATCAGTACCACGGGACTAAACTTCAAATCAAACGTAGAGCCTCCCGAAACAAAGCCAGAAGATTAGCCAACGGTCGCAAAGGGGATGGACTTGATGTAGACCATAAAGATGGAAATCCTATGAATAACTCAAAAGGAAACTTGAGGAAAGTCTCTAAGAAATTCAATAGGTCTAGGAAATAATTTGACAAAAAAATTCGTTAGGGTTATATACGTTGTCATAGTCGCGATTACCCCGTTGGGGTGCTGTCGATTGTGTAGCTTGTAAGTTTTTCCAGGGTGGTACTGGGTTGATGATAGTCACCAGGTCAGCCAGTCGGTGCAAATAAATACTATAAATTGTTTTCTTTTCGGTTGATCTTGAGTCTACTGGTCTATTGTTTTAACGATGTCCTGGGATTGTCCAGGTCTTTCTATTTGTTTCTCTTTTTTATACCGATTGTATTTTTTTTGAATTACTTTGCCTAATGTATTAAGTAAATACGCTTCTAATAGTAAGACCATAAGGAGGGCTTTAAAATGTTTCTTGATAATATTCTAATCTTTATAATTAATGTACTATTTTTAAGTATGTGTTTAATGTGTGTACGCTGTTGCATTTGGATTGTCTTAGAGGATTACACCTATATATATGACTTTGAGAATAAAATAGTTAATAAATTTAAAAAATTCTTTAATATTAAAGGTTGACCAATAAGAAACCGATAGACTACAATCATAACAGCTAAAGAATAGTCTTTAGCTAAGACCAAAGGAGGGCATACCATGCCATATATAAGCGTACAATATAACGAGTTTTTAAAGTCTATACTTAATTTAGATTATAGCGATTTTCAAGAGCAGATCGAGAAGTATACTCAATTAAAACCAGAAGACCGCACCGATAAAAAAAACGCTGAGTTTTATACTTTTTTAACCTATCGCTGTTTTCATGATATTGGACTAGATGACAATAAAGACATAGGAAAGCTTCAAGCTTTGGAGATGCATTTAAATTTTTTAGATGAATATAGTTG